AGGTCTTCCCTAAGTTCTTTAACTGCTTCCCATAACTGCCTGGCGAACCACCCTACAACCATTAGTATTGAACCGGCGGTTATGTTAATGATTGTTTGGGGTTCCATTTCCATTCCCACTCTCAGACAATAAAACGCCTTAGAAGGCAAGACAAAGCATTAGTCTTTGTAGACAAATACTCTTCATTAACCCCTTCGAGTATATTCTGCCACAAACTGTCCCATAAATGAATAAGGTAACAGTCTTTTATTTCATCAATAAAACTTTCTGCCTCAAGCTCATCAAAAATTCGGTAGTCATTGAAGTCAAAGGGCAGAAACTTCTCCATATCTAACATAGTTATTAATTCTGGACGTTCTTTATATATCTGAACTGGCAAATCTACTACCTGCCACGCCCACTGCCCCATCTTAAAACCTTCCGGCAGACGCTCTAGCCATATCCTTATAAATTCAGAACCCGGCTCGGCCATTATTGTTCCGGCAGAGCAAGACTGAACATGATGTTTTACGGAAGTAGATACGTCGCCGACGAACCCGGAAAGGACGCATTTATTATCGCGCAGGTCTTCTAATGGCCTAACAAGAATGCAGTCTGTATCTAAGTAGATACCGCCTGTTTCATATAAAATCCTCAATCGAGCAATATCAGACCACCGCTGCGGCCATTCGCCAACTGATATGTCTCCTATGTCTGTTGGAGGATCAATCCTTACCATCTCAACATATTGTTTCATCTTATCCCAATGAATATTGTTTTTAGGCTCCTCATTATAATAAAAATATATCTTATCCGGCCTTTGAACATCAAAAGCAGACTTAACAGCTAAGTAGTTTATGTAACTAAAGTCTCTTGATTTTGGCCCGTAGAAATAGATGAAGTGGACGATATTAGGAATTTTTTTTTTAAATTTCCCTCAATCGTATTTTTTATCCATTGATAATTGTTTTTAAGTCTTTCCTCTTGAGGGCTAATATCTGCCGCCAATTTAGCCTGATCAAGCGCAATTTGCTCCATGCCAAGGTGCCACGCCGATATACTTGCAAGATCATGCGGCCAGTGGCCCCATACTGCCGGGTCGCACGTATAGACCATGTCGCGGTTTACGATTCTCAAGGCCCGCATAGAATAAGCAAAACATTCTTCCCATCGACCCTGCCGATACATGAGCATGGCCAACTCACACCAAGGCTCTCTTGTATTTGGTGCCTCTCCCGCAGCCCTATGGTATGACTTTTCAGCCATGTCTTTATTGACCATTTCGTCATAGCACTTGCCCATGACGCGGTAGGCGTAGCATCGTTCATTGTCCCAGGTAGCCCCAGGTAAATTGAGATATCTATTGCAAGCGTCAATTGCGTCTTGCCATAGGCCGTGAAACGATAATTCACGAGCATAATAAAAAGCATTTCGTGGGCAATTTGGGTCTTCTTTTACCGATAGGCTCAAAAGATCCAAATACTGGCCACGGCTCTTTGTTGGGTCTGGGTGATGGCTAACAAGCAATTTGTCAGTATAGGCGTAAACTTCAGTTATGCGCTTGTCGTAGACTGGATATTCGTGACAGGGGTGGTGCCAAAAATATCCGTGCCTCGCGTGAATCTTTTCATACCTAAACTTAATCCCGCAGCCCCAATCGAAAAAATAATTCAGCCGCGTTGTCTGAGGCGTCCATACACGCTCAATCTCTTGCCGCCACCCAGGCTCAAGAATTTCATCGACGTCCATGCAGACGCAAATATCAATGTCTTTTGGGATAAGAGCAATAGAAGCGTTTCTGGCGTGGTCAAAGCGCCAAGGTGTGATACAAATCTCATGAACTCTTACGCCACATTCTTTGGCAATTTCTACAGTTCTGTCAGAGCTGCCAGTATCCGCAATGAGAAGCAAGTCAGCTTCACGCGCAGAATCTGCCCATCTTTTTACGAACATTTCTTCGTTTTTAGATATTGTGTAGACGCAAATCTTTGGCATGACTTTTTGATTTGACCAGCAATAAACACCAATGCAGCCGTCTACGGTGCCCCAAGTTGGCTGACCAAAAACTTCTCTAAACTTTTCGTCTGTCCAATCGTCCACGACATGAGTTTCATGGACATTACCCTCCCACTCACCTTGTGGGTGATGGCCAATAGGAATACTCACAATGACGGTGTCTGCTATAGATTGAAGTTTATTGACAACTGCAATCGCCTCTTCAGCAGTCATGTGTTCAAGCACATCTCCTGCAATCGCAACGTCAAAGCGACCTAAAGGAGACAAATCAAATTTACGAATATCTTCAATAATTATATTTTCATATAATTTTTTTAAGCCATATTTCTTAACATACGGCTCAAATATCTCAACCCCAGTCCATTTAGCCTCTGGGAATAATTTGGCGTAAGTCCCAGAACCTGGGCCAATATCAAGCATTCTTTCATGCTTAACGCGGCCAACAATATTCCGTATATACGGCTTGCCCTGTTCAAAGCTAAATGGCATTTGAGTTCCCCTCCTCGTTGCCAGAATTTATATTACGAGCTCCATTGCTCCGTCGGCACTGTTGGCCAGTTTGTAACAGGCGTGGTCGGTGGGTTCACCGCGATGGCCCGAACCTGGCTGCGATACGACAGGAACGCCGCCTGATTCGTTAAATATGGGTTCGATTGAGCGGGGTCAGACACACTTGGAATCGCCGTCCAATCCGTATTGGTGAGAAGCTGCGAGGCTTGATTTTTGTTTTGTGCTTGAACCTGCTGGTCATGCGCCGCCTTCTGTTCAGGCGTCATGGTTGCGACCGTCCAATCAAGCGTCCAAACGCCGTCAATTAAGGTTGGATTGGCATTCTGAGTGCAAACCTGCGTATTTGCATCATATGTCGGTTCTGGAAGAATGGTTACTGGCGCAAGGGTATAACCATTCTCAATAGCCGTCTGTGTCTGCGGGAACCAATAGGCAACATCATAATTGTCGCCGTAATTGGTATATGGGTTTTGTTCTTGCAAAGTTGAAAATAAGTATGGGTAAAGGATCAGCGTCGTGTCCTTTACCTCGGCATACATCGTCATTTCTTCTCTCCATTAATAATGACCGTCGACGTTTCTCTGTCAATTTCTAAGAAACCGTCGCAGGCGATATTCCAATCTTCGCCAGTTTGTTCATCCCAAGAAGGAACATTCATTCTAACATGTTTTGCAAGATATTCTTTGCTTCCATTCTCAAAAACACGCCAGACATGGTCCTTAGTCCCACGCCCGGGCGCTCCACGCATTTTGTTGTAGCGAATGTGGTAGTGGTTCATATGACCTCTACCTCACAGGCTGGCTGTGGATTGTCGATGAGGGAGATGTTGAAATGAACAAATCGGAAAGGCTCATTGCTGCCGTTTTTAGTGAAGCTATGCGGCAACCAAGCATTTGTTAAAACAAGCACTCCCGGCTCTGGCTTGAAGTGAAAAGCATTCGAGGCATATGTCACATTTGACATATCGTCTTCAGAGATGCCCAGTTGCGTCTTTCCTGGTCTTGGGTCATGGAACGTCGCCGCGCATGAGCCTTCTGGCGTGTCAAGGAAGTAAAATCCGACTATCTGCACACCATTATGGTGAATGTGCTGGTCCATCTGACTGAATTTATGGTGTTCCTGTGCCCACATTTCAGTAAAAAATGCGGCCTTTTCTCTGACATTGTAGCCCTGTTCCCGCAAGATATTGAGGGCTGTCACGGCAGTGTATGCACAAAAGTCCTGTATGCTTGGGTCTTGCGAAATATCCCCCGACATTTTGACGGGATAGATTTCATTTAGCTCATGGTCGATGGCCTTTAGGGCCGAGTTAGCAGATTTGCGAACTGCTTCTAAAAACTCTGGCTTATTAATTGAATAAACCATTGTCGGAAAGCAGTGAATGTTTTCTAAAACATCATCAGACATTACGCTTATCTTCTAAAAAGTATTCGCTGTGATTTGTTAAACATTCGATGGCGTTCTTTGCCCCCGCCAGCTTGTTCATCACGCCTTGAATGTGAGGTAGAAGCTCAGTCTGGAAGTCAGGGTGGTTTCTCATAGCCCGAAGATGGTCTTCTGGGATAGTCCCCGTTGAGAAAAGAAAGTTTTCAACGCGGTTTTTGAACTCGCCAAGCCATTCATCCCGCTGTGCGGCTTCATTTGCCTCCAAAAGCGGAAGATGCGCGTATTTACGATGAGGCTCAAGTTCTTCCATGATGCTCTTGATGGTCGCCAGCTCCATTTGAGCGGCTTCCATATTCGTTGACCACGTATAAAAATGCGCGTCAGCCTCAATAATATCGGCCTCTGCCCGCATCTTGTCGGTCTTTGACGCATTTGGGTCGTCAATGACGGCTTGCGCGTCTAATATCTTAGCTTCCCGGCGTATGCGTTGTGCTTCGCAGCTTTGAACGACCGCCTCGCGGTCGATCTTTTGTCCATACATAAGCATCCACGCGCCATCTGGCGTGAAGCAAGAACCCGCCATGAAATGACGAAGCTGGAAGTCACAGTTGTTACGATGCGGGTTAGAGTTCATTTTGCTCCTTTAGACGTTGACGCCACATGTTCCGTTTGATGCGGCTGAGCTATAAAGCGAAGCCGCACTTGCAGTGGCTACGCCACAGGCGGTGCTAGTGCAGCAAGCATAAGTATATTTGTTTCGTATAGTTGATGCGCCACCTGCACTCCCTAAAGCAAATATGCCTCTTGTTGAGTTCCCTGCGGCTGAGCCAGCAGTGGAGGCCGCACTTGCAGCGGCAGCCGATCCATTAGTATCACAAGCATATGTATATTTATTTCTTGTAGAAGAGCCGCTGCCTGTGGAGCTTAGAGCGAATATTCCTTTTGTGCTATTTCCAGCAGC